CGGAGATGTTGAATGACTTTGCGTCGTTAACCACAGTTGGAGATACAACCTTACCGTTGTCGGAGAGAGTCCGTACGAGAGCGGAGATTAATGCTGAGTTAACTCGTGCAGGAGTGGAGTCAAATCCAGGTCCTGAACTTGCAGCCAGGCATTTAGTTAGAGCTAGCAGGCATTTCAGACACATGAGGGGCGAGTTGCAAGGATTAACTGATATGGGACAGAATTTAGGAATGGCAGCAGCAGATCGGGTAGTTAAAGCTGCTCAACCAGCTCTTGATTCGTTTCAAGAAAGCTGTGAAGCATTCAAGAACCTTGCCAATGTCGCCAATGATAAAGTCCACAACCTTGAAAAGATTGTGGCAGAGAAAGCAGTTCCGTTTGCCCAAAACGGAATGGCACGAGTCTATGATATGATTGCAACTGTGCGAGACGTTATCCACTCAGTCCTTAGTTTAGGATGTAATAGAGTGGTTCAAGTCTTAGGAGTTTGGAAACTTATTGATCTTTTCGTAAAACACGTCGGAGATTCTGCGTTAGTGCAGCAACTTAAAAAGCTAGCGCAGAGAGTGGGTGTTTTTCAGGAAGATAATAACCCAAATTCATGGTTGGAATTTGTAGCAGAGAACTGTGTACAACTTAGTGGAACCGTAATTATGACTATTCTTGGAATCTTTGGTTATAGGACTTCAGCAACGTCAAAATCCATGTTTACCTACGCTCTGCGTGAGCGTAGCTACAAAAAGGACACACTTGGTAAAGCATGTCTATTTGTAACGAGTGTCTTTGATTATATTTTTGAGGGGTCTGGCATGTTGCGTAGCTTTGTAGAAGCTACGGAACCTGAACAGATTCAATTCACTAATATGTTCATGGATACACGGAAAGAGGAGAAATGGAGTAAAATTGATGAAATTGGTGAACTTGTCCTTAGAGCACGGCGTTTTAAGAAAATGTCGGCAGCTGGATTCCGATTGCCCATTGACCTCATGAGGAATGTTGAGGAAGTCTTGAATCAAAACGCGAAACTCTGTGCAGAAGGTAGAGTTCCAAAAAGGATGACTCCCGTCTGTTGGTTTTTGTTTGGAGATTCTGGGCAAGGTAAGTCTTACTTGCAGAAGACAATCATACCCGCTCTTTTTCTTAAGGAGATTGGGAAGTTAGATTGTATGCACAAGTGTGAAGATCACACTTATGCTATTCCTGCTTCGGACGTAAAACACTGGGAAGGGTACAATGGACAATACGTCGCAAATATTGATGACGCATTTACAGAGCAAGGACCTACTGATCCGCTTAAGATAATCAACCTTATAACACCGGTTGATTATACGGTTCCAAAAGCTGGAATTGAGGGTAAGAAGGATAAGTTCGTCTCTATTGCAGTTGGTGTTTCATCTAATTTCAGAAATTTCTCGTCAATTACTGGTATTAATAATCATCAAGCTATCGCACGAAGATTGTGTGATAATGCAGTTACAGTGAAGAAGAATACCGGAGGATTGATGGATGACTTGTCCTCTGTTGATACCGTGGAAGGATTATATGACTATGTTGATAGACATTGGTCGTTGACATCTTTTACATGGTCTGGAGGGAAAGTCGTTGATGGGCAGCGTATAATGATCAGGACATATATACAACAGATTGTAGCGAATTACCGGAAATTGGACTGAAAGAGACATACTGTTGGAACAATTTAAGGTTATTGACTTTGAGAGAGAGAAGCGCCAAATGCAAGGGAGTGAATACTTAGACTGTGAAGCGTTTGAAAGGCTTGGGGAGTTTACACAAACACCCGATGACTTAGAGCGAGTCATAGAGGCCATTAGACATGATCATGTCGAGGGAGTTCTCGAGTGTAATAGAGAATATCTTCAAGGTTTGCTGGATGATATAGACATTGATCCGATGTACGGCTTCACACTGGATCAAGCGCTTGAGATGGGATCCATAGGTGCAATTAAGGGAGCAATGAAGCCTATTGATATGACTATTCCTGTGTGGCAAGGTGTGTTGAAGTGGCTTGGAGTTCTTGGTCTTGTTGGGACTGGTATCGGCTTAGTTATCTTGGCGTGGAGATCTATGCGTGATTATGTTCTTGGTTCATTCCAAGGATCACTTTACGACGCCAAGGCTGTCGTTAAGAAAGAAGTCACGCATAAGGGTTTATTCCAAGACATGGGCGTTAATAACAAGATCAGGAAGTGCATGCGATGGGTGGAGCTATACGAGCTCGATGACCCTAGTATGGGGCAGAATGGTATGCATGCTCTTGTTATTGAAGGACGATATCTTCTTGTACCACACCATCTGTATGAAAAGTTTGTCCAGTACAATAAGACAAAGCGAACGTTTGGTGCTCGTATCTGCCTGGACGGGAAGAGGATGCACCCGTTTTCAATGGATGCAACCAACTCCGCACAGGTAAATAGTAGTACAGGAAAGTTGGATCTTCGTGTAGTATATCTACACGGAGCCCCTATGGCTGGCACTCCTAACATTATTCCGCTTATGCCTACTCTAAAATACTTGAATGGTATGAATGGGAAAGAGTATGCATGTGATATATTGTCAACCCCTATCTCGACTAAGGATAGAGCTGATGTACCAGTGCGCGTACAAACGCGAGAGTACACTTCATTCTATGATCGGGAGCTCATTATCTGTGAACTGGCGAACACTGATGTTGACACATTTCCAGGAGATTGTGGTAGACCGTATGTCTGTCGTGAGAGTAGGGTACAGTACCCTCTTGTAGCGTTGCATAGCGCTAGATTTCATACTGGGCTGAAAATTGGGGCAACCCAGTTAGTCCAGGAAGAAATCCAGGAGGCTATCAACAAGGTGAAGCGTTTGGTTCAATTCGAGCGCTGTGCTATACAAGAGGAAGAAATAGATTTCCAGGGAGATGGGTATGTTCCACGCGGTTGGTTCGGAGATGTAGAAGTCTTGGGACAGTGTGAGATGAATGGTCACCTCATTAGCGTACACGTACCTACTAAGACCAGTAAGGTGCGCTGGTTGCAAGATCCTGAGTGGGACGATGCTTGGCTACCATCAGCCAAGGGACGTGTTGGTGATGTGTTCACGTTAGAAACAAACGCATCGAAGAAATACTCACAACTCCCAACCAACGCTATTGGTAGTGGGACGCTTATTCAGTGCATTAAGCAGTATGTGAAGCGTCTTAACTACATGGATGAGGTTTGGACTGACGATGACGCAATTAACGGAAAAGGCATTTCGATGCCCGTTGAAGTTAACACATCGTGTGGGTATTGGTCGAAATACTTTAAAAACGGTAAAACTGAATTGTTAGATCGGACTACGTCTATTTTGGAACCACCAAGATACAAGTTTTCCGAGAAGGCGAAGACGTTTGTCATTCCGGAATTGGGTAAAACCTTTGTCCAGAGGTATGAGGAGTGTGATAGAATGCTTGGAGAAGGGGTTGCACCAGTTTTCTTGTGGGTAGCTACCAATAAAGATGAATTAAGGAAGAAAGATAAGGTAGCAGCAGGTAAGACGCGAGTCTTTGAGCAGCCGCCTTTTGAGCTCTCGCTTCTTATGCGTAAGTATTTCGGGCCTTTCCTTAACCAGATTAAGGAAAATGCGGGTTTCGTGACACATTCGGCTATAGGTATAGATAAGGAAGTGGCGTGGAAATCCATGTGGAGCAGTTTGAGGTCAAAGAGTGAATTGGGATTTGATGTGGATTACTCTAACTACGATGGTAGTGTGAGTTCGGTTGCATTTGACTTCTTTCGTGCGGTGACCGACTCCGTGCTACCAGAGGAGACTAAATTACAGAGACATGCACTCCTCTATGTATTACAATATTCCTACTTGGTGTGTAGGGGTATAGTGTTTCATACCATTCAGGGGAACAAATCTGGTAGTCCGTTAACGGACGTCTTTAACTCGGTTACAAATACATTTGTGATGTATTTGTCGTACTTGTATGGACGTTCGATGAGCGGACTGCCGTGTGATTTTACGAATTTCGATAGAGATGTTCGCATGATCACGTACGGTGACGACGTTATCGCATCTGTGCACAGATCAGCAGTGCACTACTTTAACAGAGTCATTGTGGCTCGCACAGCCCAAGCTTTGGGTATGAGCGTGACTTCAGCTTCTAAAACCGGAGAGCTGATAGAAGTCGAGAAACTGAATGAGTTGAGCTTTATCAAACTCAACTTCCGGTTTGAAGGTGACGCAGTGATGTGTCCCCTCCCTCTAGATGTAATCTGGCGTGTAGTACAATGGACCGAGAAAAATAATGTCGGTGACGGGACCACGCTGGGTTCGATAGCGGGAGTAGCGGTGCGAATGATGGCGCATCATGGGCGAGAGAGAGTGGAAGCGTTCCTCGACCAGTTAAGAAAGAATGATATGCGCGTAGAGTTTGATTATGAGGACTTTTACGTGGATATGCTTGCTTTGCAAGAGGGGTTCGAGTTTCCGGTGGTCGAGTAGACCCGGGCGTGAGTGGTCTCCCGGAGTATGCACAGCGTCGTTCTATCTATAGGGGTAGGGCGACGGCGTTGTGTGCCAATGATGTATGATACCAGGTTCAACCTGTTCCCATGATCCCGTGAGGGTGATAAAC